GGGGATGACTTATGAGGTGACTAATGATGTGGCAACGGAATTTATTAATATAAAATTTGCGGAAGCGGTGGACACTAAAAAAGTAGAAACAGCAACCAAGAAGCCACAACGAAAACGAACTACAAAGAAAAAGTAATTTCCATGTCAGACTATTACACGGCATATAATCACGGCAATTATTCGGACGGGCAACGCTACGGTAAAACGGTAGATGCAGCAAGCGAACCTGTGACGGCTGCGGAAGCGAAAAGTCAATTGATTATAGATAGTGGTTTTACGGCTGATGATGCGTTGTTGGATAGCTACATCAAAGCGGCTAGATTGACTGCGGAGAGATATTGTAGTATCTCTTTTGTAGAAAGTACCTATGTAGAGCGGGTGGATTATTTTCCGATCAATGGCGAGTTAATTAAATTGTCAGTTGGTCAAGTATCAGAGGTAGTTTCTATCACTTACATTGATACAGATGGAAATTCTCAGACTTGGGATGCTGCAAACTACAAGCTAGACAATACAGGAAGGCAAGCAAGAGTGGCAAGAGCTTACAATGTAAGTTATCCTACTACAAGAGATGAAATCAACGCGGTTACAATTACTTATAAAAGCGGATTTGGTTCAAGTGCCTCTGATGTTCCGCAGGATATTAAACAAGCTATTTTATTGATTGTAGCGGAAATGTATCAGAACAGAGAAGATAGAGTGAAACAATTACCAACTGCTTCGCAGTATCTTCTGCAAGGCTATATGGTAAATCCTTTATAAATGGCTAAAAAGAAAACTAAAATTGGTGACATGCGGTGGGAAATCACCATCGAGCAGGTTACTAGGACAGAAGATGCGGATACAGGCGCATGGGATGAGACATGGGCAACGTACCGAACAACGAGAGCAAAACGGGAATATGTGGCGGCTGGAAGTGGTGAAGATATAGAGGATGATTTGCAATTGCTGGGTGTGCAAAAAAGATTTTATACTATTCGGAAGTTGGATAGTAGTATTAATGTAAGTGATTTTAGAGTGAATGATGGCGGTGTGATGATGGATATTTTAGAGGTACAACAATTTGATTTTGGTGAAAGATATATTAAATTGATTTGTGTGGAACGCAATAACGATAATTCTTAATGTCAAAAAATAGCGTTGAAATATCGGGCTTTAAAGAGGTAGCCAAAACGTTGGCGGTGTTGCCTGAAAAGTATTTTGATGTAGATGGTAAACAGGGGATTTTGGGTAAGGCTGCTAATCCTATACAAAACGCTATTAGAAATCGCGTTCCAGTTGGTAAATTGGCGAAGCATTCGAGCCTTGATGGTGTCAAAAGACGGGGAACGCTTCAAAGGTCAGTACAAGTTTTTTCAAGTCGTAAGAAGCGCGGAAAGGGAACAATATTGGTCGGAAACGTACTGAATAAAAACAGCAGGATTTCAAAAGTAAAAGGAGCTAAGGAAAAGTTAAGCAAAGCAAGAAACAAACGAGCGTATTATGCTAGTATATTATTAGCAATAAATAAAAGAAGTTGGACACCCTATGGTGGAAGGCGCGGACAACGCACAAAGCCAGCTTTAGATTTTATAAGTAAAGGGTATCAATCAAGTAAAGTACAAGCTCAAACGATCATTATCCGAGAAGGTAATCGAGTAATTAGTAAGTATAAAAGACGATTTGGCTTCTAATGATAGAATTATAGAATATGGCAAAACGTAAGAAAAATATAGTGGTGTGTGTAATGATCACGGTTTGGAGGAGGTTTCCAGTGACGGAAATCTGTTTCAAAGGTATGGAGCGATTGATTGAATATGGGGCGCAAATTGGGATTATAATCAAGCCATTAATCGTTTATTCTGAAAAGTATTATGAAGGTCGTGTGGCTGCGCTGGGTTGGGATGGCGTGTATGCTTCGAATGATCAATTAGGTGAAAAGCATAATATTGGATTGAGAAAGGCGTGGACCATGAAGTTTGATTATTTCATGCAGATGGGATCAGATGATCTAATGAGTAATAGAGCTTTAGATTTATATAGGAAATACTTTGATCAAAAATTACCGTTTTTTGGATTGAGTTCTTTGTATATTGTAAACTTTTATACTAAAGAAACAAAAGAGGTTCACGCTGGGCATGTTTTCGGTGCTGGTCGTTGTGTCAGTCGAAAATATTTTGAGTTGGGATCTACCTTGACGGAGTGTGAATACATCGAAGAGCCGCCAGAAATTATGCGATCTTTAGGCTATGAGAAAGGGCAGAAGTTTTGGAGAGCGGATAGTTTACTAAAGAAATCCGCCAAAGAGTACGCCGTCAAAGGCATTACTAAAAAATTTCTTTGGGATGCAGACAAAAAAAGAGGATTAGATTATAATAGTGAACAGCGTGTAGCGGAAGTCTGCGGAATGCCCAAATCTATTTCGGATGGTTCAATCTTCTTGGTAGATATTAAATGTGATACCAATATTAATAATTTCAATAGCTTCTCAGACGAAAAGAATTTTGATTTTGTTAAAGCGATAGGCGAAGGATTTCCAGAATTAAATTCTTTTTAAGCATGGCGGATTTCAGAGAAGATAAGGTGGTGAAAGAGATATTAAGTGATAGTGGTGTGACTGCTATTATTGCAAGTAGAGTATTTCCGTTGATGATGCAGCCAAAAGAAAATTTTCCTTGTGTGGTGTATCGGCTGGCTAATGGTGTCCCGATAGCGAGCGCGGATGGAGAAAGCCAAGAGGCGGAATATTCGATTGAAATCATTTGCTTGTATAGACAGGTGGGAAATAATGTACATGAAGTTTCAAGAAGTTTGTTTAATGCGGTAAAGACTGCATTTGATAGATATACAGGAGTAATTGATAGCAGTATAAGTGTGGATGCTACTTATTTGGAAGGAGAAAGAGACGAAATATACGACAGCGATTTAAGAGCGTTTGGACGGGTGTTAACTTATAAGTTAATGCTTAGAAAGGTTTAATTTGATAATGGATTGTTTTTTGGTGATGTGTGACAGTCAAAAAGTAATAATAAAATGGCAAGTACAGGAATTGCTAAAGGTGTGAATTATCACCTTTATAAAAATGTAAGTGGTACTTATACCAAGATAGGCGAAGCTACGAGCCGAACGGTGACAATCAACAACGCCACTATTGATGTGACAACGGCAGACAGTAACGAGTTTCAGGCTTTGTTAAGTTCGATCAAGTCGGCAGAATCTAGCGTAGAAGGTTATTTTTCGTTTTCGACTTCTAATGTGAAAGCGTCGGATTTGATCACGGATATTTTGGCAGGAACAGAAATTACGGTGCTATTTGGTACCAATGCAAGTGGTGACAATTACGTAAAATTTGATGCACAATTGACAAGTGTGGAGCTAGGAAGTACTTTTGATGATAAGGTGACCTTTTCGGCTTCTTTGTCTTCCACTGGTACGATTGCACAAATTACTAAGACTTAATATATTTTTAGCGTTTATTAATTATAGCTTAGTTTTTACTCATACATAGTGAAGCGGCAAAAGAGCCGCTATCACTATTTTTAAAATTCATGTGGTGGTGATAGATATTAAAAATTTTAAAAAACGATTAGTAACGGGCGTGGAATTGTCTTTTGGCAATCTTCCTTTTGTATTCACGTATGGAATTATTGAAGCTTATTGCAAAACGGCTAAGATTTCCTTAAATACCTTTTTGAGCGGATTGGGTGAAAACTCAGGTGATTTTATTCCGTTTTTATATTTTGCTTTGGAAAAGGGCTTTGAGTATAGTGCTATATCAAACCCTTTGACGTTTGACGACTTTCAAGTCTTTCTACAGGTGCAAGATATAACTAAACTAATGGAAGAGTTTACCAAGTCTTTGCCGCAAGATGAAAGCGAAGCAGCAGAAGGCGAAGAAAAAAACGTAGTGAGCCAATAACTTTTGATTTCATTTTGAGTTATTGGTGTGGTACGGTTGGAATGCCTTTGCAAGATCTGTTTTTGTTGACGCTGAGAGAGATATTTGCAGTGTTTAATGGATATGACAGGCGAACGCTGGAAAGTTGGAAACAGGTTAGGTTTTTGGCGTTTGTGGTGACTTCTGCGGCTGGTGCTAAGAATATTAAACGTCCTGCGGACTTGTTGCCGCTTAAAGGTGACGTAGTGTGGACTAGTGAACATTTGATCGAGCAAATTGAAAAAAGTAAAAGACCTGGAGAAGATGAAGAAGTAGAGAAGATTGTACGATGGATGAATGTCAATGATAGAATAAGTGAATAAAAAGAAAGCCATCAACTGAATAACTCGGTTGATGGCTTTTTTATGTTTAATTCGAAACACTTTTAAAATAATATATGTTCTGCTAGTGCATTGAAATTAAAAAATGATTTACCCTTCACTACATAATATTTAGTTCCGAAGCTATTATATTTGATAGAAATAGTATAATCTTGATACCTACAAGTGTGCGCTTCTTTGCTTAGTTTTTCTCTTAAATATTCCTTTTGGTTGTCCAACCGTCTAAATATAAAAGGTTTTGTATTGTATGCCATGATGTATATTTTAATTATTAGATATTTCAAAGAAAGTACATTTTGTACAATAAATCAACTGATATAAATTAATATGATAGTTCTAATAAACTTATAAGTTGATATTATAATCTTTTTAAAGTATCTTGCAATTAAATCATTTGTGAAAAAGTGTTGTATTAGTTGTCTAAAAAATCACTCAAACAAGTCAAATCATAAAATAGTATGACAACTAATGAAATTATAGGTTTTGTAGTAGCGTTTTTCGGAGTAGCTGGAAATATTACGCAGTACTATTTAAACCGTCGTGCATCTAATAAAGACGAATACGAAGCGGTAAAAGATGGGGTGTGGGAAATGTATCATGCGACAAGATCTGAATTGAAAGAACTCAAGGAACAACTAGAAAAAACAGAAAATAAAACCGAAGAGTAATGGATTTAATACTAGTTGTTGCGATGGCTGCATTTTATAAGAAAAAGCACAAAAAAATGTCAAAACAGGACGCAATAGTAGAATTAAAACAACTCAAAAGAAAATTTGAAATTTTGAAAGAAGAGGTGGTGGAAATCAAAAAAGAATGGCAAATACGCTCAATGTAAAATTAAAACTATCAACCGATGCGTTTACTCGTAGCATGAAAAAAGCTGAAAGGCAAATGCAACGTAGTGGGCAGAAGATGGCGAAGATCGGGAAAGAGTTAATGGTGAGTATGTCTGCTCCATTGGCTTTGATTGGAGGTAGTGCCATAAAAGCAGGAGCGGATTTTGAGAGCGCAATGAATGGAGTATTGGCAGTCACAGCGGATGCCGCTAATAATTTTGATGCGCTGGCTCAAAAAGCGAAGGACATTTCTGTAGCAGAAGATACCGCAATGTTTTCAGCTATTCAAGCCGCGAAAGCTATTGAAACGCTTGGAAAAAATGGTTTATCTGCTTCTCAAATACTTGATGGAGCGGCGGAAGCTTCGACACGATTGGCGGCGGCTACAGGAACAGACTTGAGTATGGCGGCGGATATTGCGACTGATGCGATGTTGCAATTTGGATTAAAAGCAAAAGATCTAAATAACGTGGTTGATTTGATCACGGGAAGTACTACAAATAGTAAATTTTCAATAGAAGAATTTCGATTGGCGTTGGCTCAGGCTGGGGGTGTGGCTGGTGGTGTAGGTGTCGAGTTTTCGGATTTTGCCACTTCCATTGCTGCGATTAGTCCAAGTTTTGCAAGTGGTTCG